GCCAAGGATGACCGGGTGATTGCCTCTGCGCTGGCCGTGGTGGCTTATGCCGAGCAGCTCCAGCCCAAGCTCATTGCTGGCCGCGAGACGCGGGATGTCAACAGGTCACGCGAACAGATGACTGCTGAAGAGCAGGCGATGGGCAGAAACGTGTCTGACTACCTCAAGAAGATTGGACTGTACGGAACATGAAAGTCGCTGTTGTCACCCCGTACTACAAAGAACCCAGTGACATCCTGCTGCGCTGCATCAGGAGTGTGCGTAACCAGACTCACAAGAATGTGAAGCACTTTGTGGTGTCAGACGGTTATCCGCAGAACATCAGAAAGGTTGAACACATCAAGATACCGCCCAGCGCAGACAGCGGGAATACACCACGCGGTGTTGGTGTGCTGGTCGCACTGGCTCAAGGTTATGACGCCATAGCCTTGCTGGACGCAGACTGCTGGTTCAGTCCCAACCACATCAAGAACATGGTGGACACGATGGTGCGCGAGGACGCACCTGTGGTGACCTGCCCGCGCCAGCTCTGGAACCCGGATACGGGTCTGTGTTTTGCCACAGACGTTGAGTCAGACGGCAATCACTGGAACGACACCAACTGCTTCCTGATCCGCAGGGACGCAGCACACTTGTTTGCAGGCTGGATGTTTGGGGACAAGAAAGATGCCTACATGCAAGACCGCGTGTTCTGGCAACGTGTGAAAGAAAGCGGCCTGAAGATTGCCCGCAACCATCTACCTACCGCTCATTACTGGACAACCATTGCCGCGCACTACCTTCAGCACAACGAACCTATGTGCAAAGGAGCTAAGGTCATCATTCAAGAAGGTGATGCGTGGGTTCTTAAACCTTACACCGAGTTCCAGTCTGTAGCCGTAGAAATCAACACCCTTGCTTGGCCTAATACTGATCCCAGGTTAGTGAGGGCTCACACACATGTGTGCAAGCACATAGGTATAGATGTTGCTTATACGATGGAGCAGATTCCGCATGGCATGTGGATGGACAACATCCTGAGCAGCAGCAAAGCAGATGTGGTTGGATTCTTGGATGCAGACTGCGTTCCGCTAAACAAGGCTGTTATTAATGCTGCAGTGCAATATGTTGTTCAAACCAAGTCATTCTTAGGATTGGCTCAGGTCAGCAACCACATCCCGCCTCGTTCGCACATCTTTGCCGCGCCCGCTTTCTTCTTCATCTGGCGTGACACTTGGGAAAAGATGGGTCGGCCCACCTTTGCCGAGACTCCGCAGTCAGACGTTGCCGAGAACGTGAGCTACAGCGCAGAAATGGCAGGGTTGAAATACAAAACGCTCTTCCCTATTGCCTACACCAAGCCCGCCAGAGAAGGCGTGTGGCCGCTTCACACTTACGGTAACTACGGTATCGGAACTTTGTTTGAAGGCGGCGTGTACCACTTGTATCAAGGACGATTCCCAGACAACATCAAATTGTTTGAACAGGTTTGCCAGAGCATATGCAACAACACGTTCAGCACCCAGGGCATGACCCCATCCCGCTAGACCCGCCTCTTTCTGCCCAGCAGCTCATGCAAGAAATGGATCGCTTCTTGCGCGACAAGTACCGAGGCATCAGCGTAGACAAGTTTGCAGACATCTGCGGCGTCAGCGAGGTCACGCTGCGTAAGGTGTTTGGCACCAAGGAAAGACCGCTGACCTACGAAACCCAAGTCAGAGTCAACAAAGGCTACGCACAGTGGAAAGCAGGCCGGGTGCGCGTGATGCGCCGCCCTAACGGCACGGTCTATGCCGACTACCGCAAGGAAGCCAAGCCCGTATTCATGCCCCAAATGGGGCTGAAAGTGACTCCAGGCGGCATCAAACTAGACCTCGGAGTCAGAAATCGCCACGACTACAGCAAGCCAACGCTGGATCAACAACTGAGGGGTAAAACATGATTCTCAGAGACTATCACTGCACAGAACACGGCTATTTCGAGGGTTGGCAAGACGCTTGCCCTATCAAACACTGTGCTGGCGAGGTATCTCGCGTCTTCCTGCAGCCCGTGGGCATCAAGTCAGACAAGACCAAGAACACTGACAAGACCATCCAAGGTCTTGCCGATGACTTCAAAATGACCGACATCAAGTCCACCCGTGAAGGCGACAACCAAGCCGGGTACTTCACCCGCAACAACTCTCAGACCGCTAAAGAGCGGGAAGAAGCACTGGCTCAAGCTGAGCAGCGCCAGCCTCGTCCCGGAGACGCTGCCTTGTGGGGCGGCGCTGGTGGTATTAACATGCAGTCCGTTATGGGCGGCATGTTCAAGCCTGTAAAGGATGAAAGCGTGAGCGTTGTACCCAGCAGCGTTGCCAATTTTGCTCAGCCTAGAGCCAACAGCTACGTTGCTGACCACGAAAACCTCAAGATAAGTCCGTGAAATGAAAATCCCGTCAGACAATCTGGATCGAGAGCTTTTCTACCTCGACGTCATAGAAAAGTGCCTTGTCTCACGGGAAAACAGGCGTAACGACTACAACACGCTACGCAACTGGTACTTGTTTGGTAACGGGCCGGACGAAGCTCCGGCTCTGTACAACAAGATTTACCCGCACATCGACCAGCTCACCAGCTTCGTCTACTCTGCTGAGACAACGCGTTTCAGCATCAACCTGGGCGCAGCGGTTCCCGAAACTGAGCATCACAAGATTCCGGCACTGACGCGCCTGCTCAACGATGAGTGGCTCAACAGCAATGCCGACCAAGTGTTCAGCAGCGCCGTCTCCTGGGCGCTTTGCTACAACAGCACGTTCATCAAGCTGATCGTCAACAAAGGCATCCACCCGTACATGGTGGAGCCTGCTTGCATCGGTGTGTTGCGGGAAGACTCTCAGTACATGGACCGGCAGGAAGCCATTGTCCAGACGTACTACATCACCAAGAGCGAGTTGTACTCCCGCCTGTACGCGCATCCCCGGCGTGACGAAATCGTCAAGCGGGTGACGTACATGCAGCATGAGCGCACAGACGTAGCCACAGGTCTTGAGCGCATCATGATGTCGCAAACAGACCCCACTCTGTACGGCAACGTCAACCTCGACCTGTCAGGACAAAGCCGCTACAAAGCAGAAGTAGCTGAGCCAACCGTCGAGATGACGGAACTCTGGCTTTGGAATGATGACACTCAGGACTACCAAGTAGTCACCAAAGCAGACCCCAACATCATCATCTATGACCGGCCTGGTGAGCAAGTTTTCATGAAAGGCGAGTTGCCTTTTATCCAAGTCTGCCCAAGCCCGTTGTACGACTATTTTTGGGGGCAGTCTGAAGTCCAGCGCTTGATCTACCTGCAGCAGCTTCGCAACCGACGCATGTCGGAAATATTAGACCTGCTCAGCAAACAAGTAGCACCGCCTACAGCGCTCATCGGATTCACGGGCATTCTTGATGAGAAGAATTTTGCTCTCAACCGTGCTGGTGGCCTGCTGTCTACTGACATGCCCAATGCCAAGGTGGAAAAACTTGCTCCCACCATTCCTCCTGATCTGTTCAAAGAGATTGGCGAGATTGACCTGATGTTTGAGGAAGCATCCGGCATCGTGAGCGTCCTGCAAGGCCGTGGCGAGTCCGGTGTGCGTTCCTCTGGTCACGCCAGTCAGCTTGCCCGCCTGGGTTCCAGCCGCGCCAAAAAGCGGGCGCTGGTCATCGAAGACAGTCTTGAGAAGTTGGCCACGCTGTATCTGAAACTGATGCAGCAGTACGAGGCAATACACCTTACAGATACTGAAGGAATGCCCTTCATTGCCGAGCAGTTCACCAAGGACTTTGTGGTCAAGGTGGACGCTCACAGCAACTCACCCATCTTCATGGAAGACAACCGTCAGTTGGCGTTCAACCTGCTCAAGGTGGGTGCTATTGACAAGGAATCCTTGCTTGACCTGCTTGAGCCGCCGATGAAGCAGCAACTCAAGGATCGTCTGAAAAAGTTGGAAGCCAAACAAGCGCAGATGCAGCAAACGCAACAAGCGCAACAGCCCAAAGGTGGCGCTGGCGGCGAACCTAAACTTCAACAGGTGAAGT